TGCTTCGTAAACATTTTGGGGGAAACTGGCGACGACCAGCCGGCATTGGCGGCGACTAACCAGCATTTGCCCAGACTTGAAACGGTTGGCTTAAGTCAGCACAGTTTTGGGGAGGGGATTGCCCAGTGGGCTTCTTTGCATATGGGTGTTGAACTGATGCCTTGGCAAAAGCATGTGTTGAACGGCCAGCTGTGCCATGACGGTAACGGCAACCTGCAGTTTCGTGAAGCTCTTGTGTCGACTGCACGTCAGCAAGGTAAGTCTGTTGCTTTGCAAGCACTAATTGGTTGGTGGATTACTGAACTGGCGGCGCTTCGAGGCAAGCCCCAGGCGGTGCTTTCGGTTGCTAACAAACTTGATAGAGCTGAAGCAATCTTTGGGTTTATCGCCCCAATACTTGTGGAGAAATTTGGGGGAAAAGCCGCCAATGCCATGGGCCGTAAGTCTGTAAAAATGCCTGACGGGTCGTTGTGGGAAGTTAGAGCTGCGACACCAAACCTGCACGGCGGTAGTTACGACTGCATTGTTATTGACGAATTGTGGAATATTTCAGCGGCTGTAGTTGATGAGGCTTTGAGGCCTAGTCAGATTGCTAGGACTAATCCGCTTTTGTCTATGTGGTCTACCGCTGGCGATGAGTCAAGCGCTTGTTTCATAGCCTTTAGAGAAGCGGCCATATCTGAAATTGACAACGGCGATACCGGCAACCTGTACTTTGCCGAATACAGCATGAAGCCAGGTAGTGACCCTAGAAATGAAGCCAATTGGATTATGGCCAACCCAGCGATGGGGCAGACAGTGACAGTTGAGGCGCTTAGAGCCGTATCTAAAAAAGACAGTTTCCTACGTGCCCACTTAAACATGTGGGTTTCGGCCCGTGGTGCCTGGCTACAACCTGGCGTTTGGGACAAACAAAAAACCAATGTGCCTATGCCGCCTGGTGGCGTGTTGGCTGTTGACACCGACCTAACCGACGGGCGTTATGTTGGCGTCAGGTCAAGCGTGCTTGAATCCAAAGCCCATGTTTGTGTTGAATTTATGGTAGATACCGAAGATCAAATGTGGGAAGAAGTAGAACGGGTCATGGCTGACACGGCCACCAGTTTGGTCATTACGCCAGCCCTGCATTTGCATTTGCCGAAAAGTTTGGAACGTCGAAGCACCGTTATTGGGTACGGCGAGTTACTCAAGTATTCGGGCCTTATTCAAAAGATGATTGTTGAAGGCAAAGTTAGGCACCGTGGTGAACTGTCTTTGGCTGAACATGTCAACCGTGCTGTGCTAACCAAAACTGGTGGCGGTGTAGTTCTGTCTAGCCAAAAGTCGCCTGGGCCAATTGAGCTGTGCCGGTGCATGGCGTGGGCTATTGCCGAATCGTCACGGCCCAAGGTTGTGGGCAAACCTATGTTTGCTGTGTCTAAGACATCGTGACTTTCGGTCAGGCTATTGTTTAGTGAGTCCCTGTCCTGCGTCGGGCAGGGCAGGGACACCCCCGAAGGGTTTTAAAATGGGATTGTTTAGCAGTAACAAAATAAACAAAGCAGCGATTAGCCCACAGCCTGAACCGACTGTGCAAGCAGCTGCGGTTGGTGGCTCTTACTATTCGTCGCAAACTGCTGGCCCTAATTTTATTGGTGACTTTTGGTCTTACCAGGCTGGCCTGTTGCGTAACCGTGCAATGTCCGTTGCCGCTATTAGTCGAAGCCGTGACCTAATGGCTTCAGTGCTGGCAAACATGGAATTAAAGATGTGTACCGAAATGTGGAACGGTGAAGAAATGGAAACCGTACCGCTGGCGCCACGTTCCTGGCTGAAACAACTTGACCCCGAAATGCCAAACAACTTTCTGTTTCCGTGGATATTTGACGACCTTTTTTTCTATGGCCGTTGCTTCTTGTACATCACCAGCCGCACAAAAGACGGTTACATGGCCAGCGCCACAAGATTACCCCAAGGGTCAATTACCACTGCTGACGCTGTCGGTCCCGTCTGGTTCGGTAAGTCAAAAGAAATTTATTTTAACGGCGGCGCTTTAGACCCTGCCGATGTTGTGCAGATCTACAGCCCAACCCAAGGCATGATCTTTATGTCAGAACAAACCATTAACACAGCTCTAAAACTTGAAGACGCCAGGTACCGCAATGCTTCGAGCGCCATTCCTGCCGGTGTACTTAAGCAGACTGGTGGTGAACCGTTGTCGGCCCTTGAGTTGGCACAGTTGGCTGAAGCGTTTAACCAGGCACGGTCAACTAATCAGACAGCTGCACTAAACGAGTTTTTGACGTACACAGAAACAAACGCAACACCTGACAAAATGCTGTTGATTGACGCCGCCGAATATCAAAGTAAGCAGATCGCTAATTTGTGCAATGTACCCCCGTATTTATTGGGTATTTCAACAGGTAGTTACGCATACACAAACAGCGATAGCGCCAAGTCTGATCTTTGGACCTTTGGATTATCAATGTACGCCAAGGCCATAACCTCAGCCCTCAGTCAGCAACTGCCCCGTGGCACCTATGTTAAATGGGACTACGAAGACTATCTAAAAACTGAAGGCGCCGAAATGTCAGAACAATCAGAACCACAAGAAAACACACAAGAGGAATTAGCACAATGATTCGTTTTACATCAAACACTTTTGCTGTTGAAGCCGCAGGCCCAGACGGACAAGAACGCCGCACCATCACAGGCATTGCGGTGCCATATAACACTTTTGCAACTGTCAGCGACGGTACAACGGTGCAGTTTGCCCCAGGCAGTTTGCCTGTAGACGGTAAAGCACCCAAACTTTATATGAACCACGACAGTACTCAAGCCGTTGGTTTGGTTTCGGAACGTGTCGACAGCCCTGAGGCCATGTACTTTACAGCCAAAGTTTCGTCTACCCGTGCCGGTGACGAAGCCCTAGTGCTAGCAGCTGACGGTGTAATTGACAGCGTGTCAGTAGGCGTCAACCCCACAGAATTTAAATACGACGACGCAGGCAACATGACCGTGATTAAAGGTGACTGGGTGGAATTGTCGCTAGTCCCACAGGGGGCATTTGCTGGGTCTATAATTACCGAAGTAGCGGCACAAGCGCCACAAATTGAAACACCAAAGGAAGAACCCAAAATGGAAAACACCCCTGCAGTTGTTGAAGAAGTCGTAGTGCCAACGGCACCAATTTTTGCACAACCGAAGCGTAATTTCGGTATGCCAACCGCTGGCGAGTACCTTGCCGCCTACCACATCGGTGGCGAAGTTTGGACTCGTGTTAACGCAGCTGCTGTTGAAGTGATGAAGTCACGCCAAACCGCATTGCAGGCCGCCGCTGGCGACTCAGTCACCACGGACTCGCCTGGATTGTTAAATGTCAACGTCCTCGGCCCTGTGTTCGAGGATCTTAACTACATCAGGCCTGTCGTTACGGCTGTTGGCGCTCGTGCCATGCCGGACGGTGGAAACCAGAAGACTTGGATTCGTCCGACTTGGACAACCCACACTGAAGTTGGCACGCAGTCGTCAGAACTCGGTTCCGTTACTGCACGCACCCCTGTGATTGCTTCGAACGTAATTTCTAAGACAACTTTGGCAGGCCAGGTGACCTTCTCGGTACAAGATATTGACTTTACGTCGCCTGGTGCCCTCGAAATTGTGTTGCGTGACCTCGCTGGTCAATACATGATTCAGTCCGACGCTTTGTTGTGTGCCGCAATCCTTGCTGGCGACACCGCCTCAGGTTCAACTTGGACAGTTACCGCCAACGACCCAACTTCACTGATTGCTGCTTTGTATGACGCCGCAACCGACATTTTGGCCGCCACCAACTTCTTGCCTGACCACATTTTTGTCAGTCCTGACGTTTGGAAAAAATTGGGTAGCCAACTAAACGGAAACAAAGAACCAATTTTCCCGTACACGGGCGCCGCTGGCCTCATGGGTGTCAACGGAATGGGAACCGCAAACGTTACCCAAATGAACACTTTCAACCCGTTGGGCCTCAACCTTGTTGTTGACCGTGCATTTGCAGATAACACGATGGTTGTAGCTCGTGGCACGGCCATTGAGTACTACGAACAAATTCGTGGAATCATGACAAGAGACGAACCAGGTACTTTGGGCAAGGTCTTCTCGTACCATGGTTATGCAAGTACGTTCATCGCTGACGGTGACCAGGTTAAGTCAATCGCTATCGCCTGACCACCAACTCGAAAGGTGGTTAGCCGCCCATGGCTGTTTACCAAGTTACGTTTCATCAGCGTTTAGACAACTACGCTGTTGTACAAACGTTGACAGAACCCGAACTGGATTTGGGCTTACCGTTTACGCTGGCAAGCTTAGGCCACGGTTTAAACGGTACGCACAATGTTTACGCTTTGCCTGCCTACCTGTTTACAGGTGTCACTAGTAACGGGGATCTAACATTCGATTTTGATTACCCGATACCTAACCAGGTGTTGTTTTATGACGAAGGCGACGACCTAGATCGCACAGCTGCAATACCTCAAGGCACGCTGACTTACACAGAAACTTGCACTTGGATTACCGGCACACAGATTGCTACATGGCTCGGCATTGCTTTGGCTGGTGTTGATGAAACGGCTTTTTTGACTCAGTGTGCAAATAGCGCCAACAACTTCATTTTTCGTAGACGTCAAGAGTCAGGGTATACCGATCAATTGACCGTTGTACCTAGTGCTGACGTACAGCTTGCGACCATCATGATGGGTGGCTCAATTTACAGACAACGTGGCGCCATAGATCAGTTTGCAAGTTTTAGTGAAATGGGCGTAGCCACCGTGTCGGGCCTGTCACCGTTAATCAAACAACTGGCTGGTATCCCACGGCCTGCGGTTGCATGATGACTGTTTACACCGACCTGTTTAATGAGTCGATAGACGACCTGGCAACAACCTTGGCGACCATCACAGGTTTACGGGTCGTGTTTGACCCTGAGAAGATCAACCCGCCATGCGTGTTTATTGACGCACCCAGTTTTGATTGCTTCAACTACAACATCGTCACCATGAATTTTTCGGTAAAAGTAGTAACACTAGGGCCAGGCAATTTGGACGGCTTACGCAACGTTTTAAGCATGTGTGCGTCGGTTCTAGCAAAGAATGTGGCAGTGAAATCTGGGCGCCCTGGCTATTTACCAATTGGCGGCCAAACTTTTGCCGCTTACGACCTATCCATAGACATGCAAGCACAGACAGGGTGATTATGAAATACACAATTAAAAGCCACAGACTCGGAACCGTTGGCACAGAATTTGTGCCGGACGAAAACACAAACACTGAAGCATTGCTAGCCAACGGGTTTATTGAATCTGACGAACCTAGCGACAGCACGGCTTCAAAATCTGCTAAAACTAAAGAACCAGCAAAGAAGGATTAGACCATGGCTTCAGCAACTTATCTTAGCAACCCAGGCGTAATGATTAACTCGGTCAATTTGACCGACATGTGTTCTGCCGCCACGGTCACAAACACGATTGAGGCTCTTGAAGCAACTGCCTTTGGCAGTACGTCACGGTCATACGTGGGTGGGCTTTCTAGCCAAGAAATCACTTTGGACTTGTACATGTCCTACGCGGCCACCGAAACTTTTGCCACCCTTTCAGCATTGGTTGGCACGACTACCACAGTAAAGGTTGCAAGTACTGACGCCGCCTTGACCACTGCTACTGCCACGGCCCCCCGTTTTGAATTGGTGGGGTGCTATTTAGAGGCGCTTCCGGTCATCAACGCAACCATGGGCGAGTTGTCAACCATTTCCATTACTTTCACTGGTGGCGTTTTGACCACCGTTGTTTCCTGACATAACCACCAACAGCAAAGGCCCGACATGCAACTAACACTTAGAGTCGACCAGGGCGAAGGCCCTGTAGAAGTAAGCACCAACCTTTTCACGATTGTTTCGTGGGAAAGAAAGTTCAAACGCAAAGCCAGCGACCTGGCAAACGGTATCGGCATTGAAGATCTGGCATACCTTGCACACCAGGCGTGCATGCAACACAACGTCATTGTGCCAATCGTTATGGACGATTTTATTAAGAAGCTGGTATTGCTTGAAGTTGTTAGCGACGAACCAGAACGCCCTACCTTGCCAGTACCTACCGATACGCTCTAGCCCAAGTTTTAGTAGCGACAGGGTACTGGCCACCTAATGTAGAGTTTGATACCAACGACCTAGCAACGGTCATTAAGGTCATCAACGAAAGCAGAAAATAGTCATGGCAACCGATCTAACTATAAAAGTAGATGGTGTCAAAGAAGCCGTTAAATATTTAAACCAGGTAGAGCCTGGTTACCGTAAAGCGTACGTGGCAAACATGAAACAGATTGCCACACCGATGACTAACGCTATGAAGTCCACCTATGACAACAACCGTTTACCTAGTGGCACAAAACGAAACTGGTCACCAGGTGGGCGCCAAGTTTTCCCTTTGACTGCCGCTAACGCTGTTCGTGGTGTAGGTGTTCGAGTTAACAACAAGAAAAAAGGCGCCGCCTTTTCGGTTATGCAAAAGAACCCTGCTGCCGCAATCTTTGACATTGCAGGCCGTGCTAACACCAACCCGTTAGGTACAGCGTTTAGCGCCAAGTTTGGTCGTTCCGCCAGCCGTGTTATCTGGCCAGTATTCGAAGCAAAAATTGCCGACCTAACGACCGAAGTTCAAAAAGTTGTTGAAGGTGTAATGGCTGAAGTCAACAAGAATTTTAAGGTGATGTAATGGCTATTTCAATCCCCATAATTTCAGATTTCAACGCTAAAGGCATTGACAAAGCCATACGAGAATTCAAGAAATTAGAAACCGCAGGAGAAAAAGCCCAGTTTGCTATTAGCAAAGCCGCAGTACCGGCAGGCATTGCTGTCGTTGCTTTGGGCGGTTTTCTTGTTAATGCCGCTAAAGGTGCTGAAGAAGCCAGGCAAGCAAACCAGCGCTTAGGCAATGTTTTAGACAGCATGGGTTACGCTGGCGCCACAGAACGGGTAGCAAATTACGCTGAGTCACTAGAGAAAAGCCTGGCTGTTGACGCTGACGTTATTAAGGCCACACAAACCAAACTTGCTACTTTCGGCAAATTGACTGCAAGTGTTAACGAGGCTGGCGGCGCTTTTGATCGTGCTACTTTAGCGGCGCTTGACATGGCCGCCGCAGGTTTTGGTTCAGCCGAAGGTAACGCAGTCCAATTAGGTAAAGCGTTAGAAGACCCAATTAAGGGCATTACAGCACTAGCCAAATCTGGTGTCACTTTTACCGAGCAAGAAAAAGAAAAGATTAAAACCCTTGTCGAATCGGGGAAAATTCTTGAAGCCCAAAACATGATTTTGGCGGCAGTCGAAAAGCAGGTAGGTGGCACAGCTGCTTCAAGCGCCTCAAGTTTTGACAAAATGAAATTTGCCTTGGCTGGTATATCTGACACTTTTGGTGAACTTGTGTTGCCCCATATTGACAAGTTTTCTAAGACACTTGCAAAAGCTTCTAATTTTGTGCAAAAGAACCAAAAACTGGTTGGCATACTTGTGCTTACTTTTGGTGGTTTAGCAACTGGAATTGTGGCCGTTAACGTTGCTATGAAACTTTGGAAAGCAACGACAGCTGCGTTTACCGCCGTTCAAGCCGCATTTAATGCTGTTATGGCTCTTAACCCAATTTTTTTGATTGTTGCCGCCGTTGTCGCAATTATCGCAATTCTTGTTGTATTGCAAAAAGAGTTTGGCATATTTGACGGTGTAATCCGAGTTGTCGGTAATGCTTTTGATGCCGTTTGGAAAGCCATTAAAACAGTTTTTGAATGGGTGACCGACAATTGGCCGTTGTTGCTTGCAGTAATTACAGGGCCTTTTGGTCTCGCAGTACTCGCAGTTGTTAAATTTAAAGACCAGATCACCGGCATCCTCGGCAACCTCATCGGCTGGATCGGCACAGCCTTTAAAAAAGTCACAGACCTCATCTTGTTTCCCTACATAAAAGCGTTTGAAGGAATCGTTTTTTTCAAAGACTTGGTTATCTCAATCTTTGAAAAACTTACAGAAATGGGCGGGTCAATCTTTGACAATGTTGGCGGTGCTTTCAAAGATGTCATTAACAAAGTTATTCAGTCATTAGAAAGCGGTTTAAACTTTGCTATTGACGGATTAAATTTAGCCCTTGATGGTATTGACAAAGCGGCTGGCCCGTTGGTCAACTTTGGAAACATTGACCGAATTGATATTCCTGAGTTAGCTGAAGGTGGAATTGTCACCAGCCCTA